GCTATCGGTTTTCGGCCCTTTGCGCGCATCGACTAGTAGCTTTCCAGTCTCGTACTTGGTTGTTTTGACATCGATGCGATATCCTGGCGGTGGCGGGATTGTCGCGTCGTAGAGCGGATGCGGAGGATCGCGGTCGGTATCCAGATCAGGATACACATTGAACAACTTGCAGAACGCTATCTCGCCGCATATACCCTCCAAATCCACAGTCGCAGAATCCTGCGCGCTGATCTTCAGGTTGGTAATGTTGAAATGACGATTATTGCCGTTGCGATTCTTGGCGATAAAGTGGGCCAACTTCCTCTCAGCGGTTGTTAAAGATACAGTTTGACCGATTTTGATTTTGTTTATCATGGTCAAAAAGGTGGAAAATTTTTGAGGGGGGTATCGTAAACGAAGCCCACCCGCAAAGGGGGTGCCAGGTCCTACGTCAAAAACTGTGCCAATCCCTAGGAAAAACAATCCTTTTCTGTCATAAGCAAAACTTATGCTGATTATAAGTTTTCCTGCGTTGCACAATGACTGTTATGTTTACTTCAAACCAGTCTCTCCCGTGACTTGAATCTCCGCGATTCGGTCGGGCATTGAACCAAGCAGATTAATGCTCACACTTGCTTGCTCTCCAGTTTCCGACCAGCCGAACACAAGCGCGGAACGCTTGGCAACGCTGCCGAGTATCTGCTCCCGTGTTGATTCATCACGAATCCCGTCGAGGTCGTACGAATCAATTCGCTCGAGCGTGCTAGCGGCATCAGCTGCCAGTTTCGAACGGACAAGTGCGGATAGGCTTTCTAGGCTTTGGGTTTTCTTTTCAATGCAAACCGTTTGCATTTGCTTCCTTAACTTCGTCAATCCCGTCCGGCTTGCTTTGGTTTGAACCGTTTCAACGCATAGCTTCAAATCGCTTGCAATCGTCGACAATTCCTCTCCCGATAGGTATCGGGCCTTAACTTCGTCCCACACTTCGCTCGGCTTCGCCATGCATGACGCATAGCGGCTTTGGTTGCGGCTTTCAACGTCCGGCTTGTGACGGCTCAAAAAACCCTCGTTTCCCCCTGTAAAATCAGGCCTTTCCCCCCTTTCTAAACTTTTTCAAACTTTTTCTTTGACTCCCCACCACGTCCACTCTAGCCTGTCCGCAGCAATGAAATCCGCGCTCCGCAAACTCTCTTCCTTCCTAGCCCTTTGCATCACCTACGCTGTCCTAGGGTACGCTTTTTACTTCCTTTTCTTCGCCTCTCAATTCTAACCCTCAATCTAATCACCAATGAAATCCTTACTCTCAATTGACACCAACGCAAAGACCATCAAAGGCCAGAAACGTGGCTTCATGACAGGAATCCTTTATCTTGCTCCGGGAAAACTATCCGGCCTCATTAATGTCTGTCCTAATGCGTCCGTCGCTTGTGACAACCTTTGCCTATACTACGCTGGTCGTGGCGCATTCAATAGCGTCCAAAAAGCACGCACAGCAAAGACCGTTTTCTACGTCAAGGATCGCGAGTCTTTCTTGGCCACGCTGAAAGAAAACGTCACGTCGGTAATCCGAAAGGCCAAGGCCAAGCGCATGACTCCGGTCATCCGTCTCAACGGAACATCGGACATCGGATGGGAACGATACTCGGTCATCCAAGCGTTTAAAACGACCCGCTTTTACGACTACACCAAAAGCTTTGCACGCATGCTGGCCTTCCTAGACGGAAAACTTCCGTCCAATTACAGCCTAACCTTTTCCCGTTCCGAAACCAACGAAACCCAATGTCTCGAGGTCTTGAAGCGTGGCGGCAACGTGGCGGTAGTCTTTCGCAGCAAGACTCTGCCGACGCATTGGAACGGATTCAAGGTCATTAATGGCGACGAAAACGACCTTCGATTTCTAGATCCTAAGGGTGTCGTCGTCGGCCTGACAGCCAAGGGAAAAGCAAAGTCCGATACAAGCGGATTCGTGGTGGGTTAAAGCAACGTGTCAGGCTATCGGAAACGGTAGTCTGCAACGTGTCTTTAGTCTCCAATCCAAAGCATCCAATCCAATGATCAACCGTTATCCCGGACAATGCGTCCAATGTCACGAATACGTTCCCTCAGGCCTTGGCACCGTCACCAAGCGCGGCCGTGTCTGGCGCATAGACTGCAACGCTTGCACCGGAAACATGCCGGAAGAATCCGGTCTTGTATGCGTCAAACTATCCTCCGGATGGACGGGAACGCGCAATGCGCGCGGCCGCTGCGAAGACGCGCCATGCTGCGGCTGCTGCACTTTCTAACCCTAACCTAACGCATCCAATCAAATGAAACTTGTAGAATTCCTACGCGCGCGCGCCTTCGAAGAACCTTTCATCATGCATTCTGAAAAGTGGCAGTTCGTCACGATCAGACGCGCGGACGGGGCGGAAGACATTGGAGTCTACCGCTTCTCAACCGACCTTTGCCACGACTACGCAGACTTCCGCGCGCTGTTCAACCTAGCCTAAACCCAACGCATCCAATGACATCAATCCAACGCATAGAAACGGCCGTGGACAACCTGATCAACGGTAACCTCACGCACGCACGCAAGTCCGCACGCGGCCTCACATATTCCGACATATTCGACTGGCTGACAGGCCCTGTCGGATGGCCAGAAAACCGTTCGCGCGCGTGTGCGGATTATCTGATCGGACGCATAGACTACCGCACCTATTGCAACGCAGACCGTTGACCCATCCTCCGCGCGCCATGCGGCAACGCGTGACGCGAAAGGGTAGGCCAATCTATCCGCATCTAAAGCATCCAATGAGCAGAAAAACCGAAGTATTCATCCAAATCCCCACGGAACCTTCCTATTGGGGCAGCACCGCAACCGAGTCCGACGTTTCGCGCATGTGCGACAATCTGGAATCGATGATCCGCGCGGAATTCGGAGAGCGTTTGGTTCTCAACTTTGAGCGTACCGCAACGCCATTGGGTAATGGTGTTTCCTCAGAGCATGAAGACTCCGCGCAGGAAGTCTGGAACTGGATTGCCAACAATTGGACGGCAGCACTCTAAAACCCTACGCGCGCGAAGTTATGAGATACAAAATCCAACTCTCAACCTCAACCGGCGGCTGGTCAGACCTCCGCGAATCCGCGAATGACGGCCAGACCTACGAAACCTGTCTATTCCCCACGCGGAACGCAGCCCTCGCCGCGCGCGAGGAGTTTGGTGAACTGTCCGAATTCCTCGAAACGACGCGAATCGTCACCGCCGAAACCCCCGAAACCGAAAACATCTACGCATGAAAACACCCTATACCCCCGGCCCTTGGGAAACTTACGGATGCACTTTATACGCTGGTAAATACCGCGTTGGACAAACATGGGATGCTGAATACGACGGACTTCCTACGCCTGAGATGGAAGCCAACGCCCATTTAATCGCCTCCGCCCCCGATCTTCTCTCCGCGCTGGAACGTCTCACGCATCCGATGGCCGACGACGACGACCTAGACTACGCGCGCGAGGTAATCAGGAAGGCGAGGGGAGGTCAGCCATGAAGAAACACACTCACAAGCCAAAAACATTCATCAGCAGATGTTTCGCTGGTCCGGTTGATTCAAATCGCCCGAATCCCCGCGCGCACGGCTGGGCGACGGTCAAGCAAGTCTGCCCTTGCGGCGCATGGCGCATGGTCAACGTGAACCAAAAGCAAAAGGAAACCGGACATTGGCAATCCGAATCCTGATCCGTTAAACCGGGGGTGCGCGCATCCGTTCCACGCGCAAATCCCACGAATAAACCTCTATCGCGCATCAAATCATGCATCCATTGCTCTTATCCGCTCTCATTCAGGTCGAATCCGGTGGAAACGATCATGCGCGCGGCAAACACGGCGAACTTGGCGCGTTGCAGATTAAGTCGATCATGGTCCGCGACGTGAACCGCATCATGGGAACAGACTATTCCCACGCGCAGGTAACGAATCGGACCATCTCGATCTTCATCGCGGAGTCCTATTTCTCGCATTACGGCAAACACCTCAGCGACGAAAGTCTCGCTCGGCTCTGGCAAGGTGGGCCAAAAGCCCTTAAAAGATCGTCCACGCGCGCCTATGGCCGCCGGGTCATGCGCGAGCTTGAACGCCAGCGAACCGTCAAGGATTCCATGACAGTTCAATTCACCGAAAACCATCATTTCACCGGACGGTAAAACAACAGAAACCAATGAAACTAACCATTCAATCCCGCGACAACGCCCAAACCATCGTCGACCTCTTCAACGCAATCATCGCTGGCGAATGCGAGACGCCAGGCGTCACCCCGCTCTCGATCTACGACGACGACCGACATATCTGCTCCCTCATAGACGCGGACGGCCATCAGATCCTTGAACTGATCATTGAGCGCGAGATTGGCGACAAATTGGTTCAAATCGGCGAACCGGAGACGCTGCAATGATCGACCGCAAACAATTCTATCGCAACCTATCCGAAACAGCTCTTGTGCAGGCTGGTACGATGCCGCTTAAGGAGTTGATCGAGAATCTCGAATCAGTCGCGCACATGATGCATTCACCAATGCTCCGCGAGGCAGCGAACCGGCTTCGCAACGCTGATTGCGCGGCGACAATACTGGAGGACTCGCTTTTCTACGCGCGGATGTACCGCGACACGACCATCGAGGGCGATAATCGGCGGAGAATGCTGATCGACGATGCGGAGACGGTTTGCTCGATAATCCGAAAGGGAGGATTATACCAATGATCCGCAATCAATTCGCACCGCCCAAATTCAAGATCCAGATCAGCGGCGCGATTGGCTGGTCCGATCTGAA